CTATTCAGTTTTATTCAATTGTTGTCTTTGCTGATCAACTTTAGCCTGTTGAATGTATTGGTCAGTAGCAGAGATCCCTGTATGGCCAAGCTGAGTAGCAACGACCATTACATCTTTGCTTTCATCATATAATTCTGTTCCTAAAGAGTGACGCAATTTATGTGGAGTCGTCCGATTTCCATCTGGAAAGGCCTCAGAATATTTGCTGACAAAACGCTCAACCGTATTGCTAGCGATTCTCTTTGCTACGCCGGCGTACTTAGTCAAGAATAAGGCTTGTTCATTCTTATCTGGTTGATAACGGATTGTCCGGATTTCCAAATAGCGATTGATATATGGCATGGCCCAGTCAGCAATTAGCGGAGCATCTTTTTTATTGCCTTTTCGAACAACTAAAATAGAACGCTCCCGCTGGTTAAGATCCTTTAAATTCAATCTAGTTAGTTCTGAAACCCGAATCCCTGAGCCAAGTAGCAGTGCAATAATGGCCAGATCTCTTTCTTTATTGAAGTTAAAAGAGGACTTGGCACGATTGGATAAAGTTTGTTCGTACTCTTGATCGATAAATTTCAACCAGTCATGTTTCTTGTCTCCCAGATAAAGCATAGGGGCAAACTTGGCATTTCGATAGGCAATCGACTCCTTGCTGCCTTTGATCAAATGAACCTTGAGCATTACATTGCGATAAAAGTATGGCTCACCGTCATTTAAATCCGCAGTAACAGTTAGGTAGTGGAATAAAGAGCGTAGGGCATTAATTGTTCGATTGATAGTTTTGCGACTGTCTTGAGTTGACTGCTTGTTTTCTTTAAAGCTTAATTCTTTGAGGTAGGCTTGAACTTGGGCTGCCTTTAAGTGTTCAAGCGTTGATAATTCAATGTCTTTATTTGATTTGGCATTGCTAATGAAACCAGCAACAGGATTTTCAATATCAGCCGGATTTGATCTAAGCCAATCGAAAAAGCGTCGATATTCAGTTAGATACTGATAGATAGTGGTAACTGCTAGATTAGGTTGCTGTGCGTAATAAAAGACGTAGATGGGCAAGTCCTGCAGTTCTTTATCAATTAGTTTTGAATATTGATTTAAATCCATTATTTTCCTTTCCGTATCAACATTTTAATGATTTGTTGTGTATCAGATTATTAATTGTTCTAAAATTAGTTTGTCTTCTTTGTTATTTATTATATAAGGTTTAGCAGTATTTTTGACAAGAAATACGGTTAAAAGTAAAAAATACTGATTTCTACGGCTAAACCGTGATGAAATTGAGTTACAATGACTAATCATTTTCCTTTGCTTTTTTGCTTAGATATGCTATGATATCTTAAGCAACTAAGTTAAGAAATTATGATTGCATTACGCAAAAAAGCATTGTCCTGCCAGACAATGCTTTTATTTTTCACCTCAAGGGAGGTACTAGTCACCGTTTAACATTATAACAGACGATACAGCTTAATAGCTGTCTTTTTTTTATGAATAAAGGAAGCAAAAATTTTGAAATCAAGGGATTAAGTTAAGCACGATTTGAAAGTAGAGCGAAATGAGCTTAATGATGGTAAGAAAAAAACGTTTGGGAAAACCAAACGTTAAATACCTAAGTAATTTTCTAAAACTGCCAAAACACCATTTTCTGTATTGGCTGGTGCAATGTGATCAGCGTACTTTTTAACTTCATTAGTTGCATTTTCCATTACATAGCTAATGCCAGCAAGAGAAAGCATTTCAACATCATTCATCCCATCCCCAAAGGCGATCAATTCTGATGGGTCAATTTCCATCTCTTGCAAAAGCTTCTTTAAGCCTTCAGCCTTGTTAACGCCAACTGGAATGATGTCATTGTCTTCCCAACCGCTAGAAGTAATGCGGATAGGATCAGGAAATTTGCTGTTATAGTCGCGTTCCATTTCTGGAATAAGTTCAGCAAGAAGGTGGAAGTTCAATTTAGTATAGTCATCTTCTGGCAAGTCATCAAAAGAGTCGATTTCTACTAGGTTAGGGTAGTAGTAGCGAGAATATTCCTTTAAGACTGGGTCTTGATCCTTTAAGCAGTATGAGTGTTCAATTCCACTAACAGTAATAGTTGGTAAGTTGTCTGGGTAATGCTTTTTGACGTAGTTAATTACGTTCATTACTGTTTCAAAAGAAAAGACAATCTTGTCAGTGATTTTGTTATGAATTGCTAAAACTGCACCGTTATCTGCTACGTAATTTAGTCTATCTTTGAATTCTTCGAAGTCGACTTCAAGTCGGCAAAGAGGTCGACCACTAGTAGGGATGAAGGCGATGTTGCGTTTTTCCAATTCGGTCAAAATCTTAGCAAAACGTGCGTGATCGTAGGAGCGATCGCTACCACAAAAAGTACCATCCATATCTACACTGATCGCTTTAAATGGAAGTTCTGTCATTTTAAATCCTCAATTCTAATTAGATCCTTAACTATTGTAAACGTTTATGTTGAAAAATTAAATAACAAAATTGGCTTATAATTATCGTAGCTATTTTATAATAGGCTGGATAACTATTTATTTTTAAATAAAATTATTATATAATAATAGTCGGAAGGCAATTTATTTTATAACATGGAGGAACGTTATGAAAAAAGTATGGACAATCTTGGCTACTTTGGTAGCTGCTGTTGGTATCATGGCTTTGCATCCACAAAAGGTTGATGCAGCTTATGGTAATTTAGGTAATTACACCACACCAGTTGAGCTTCGTGGTACTTGGTACTACCGTCAAGTAGACCCAATGACAAATAAGTTGTCAAAGAAGATCTACCGGTTGAAGATTACTGCTAACAGTATTGAAGATGGTAATTCTAAGGCTAACATCTATGTAAATGATGAAAATGCTGTTGGTGATTTTCTTAAGATGAGCAAGGCTGACCAAAAGAAGGCTACTGCAGCAACTAAGAACTGGGTTAGAGCTCAAAGAGTTACTGACATGGAAATCAACTACCTTAACATTAAGGGTTGGTTCCAAAGCTCAGGCTCAGGTGAATACTACGGCTTCACTGTTGTAGATCACAAGGGTAAGTTAGTTCCAGCTGTTAGAATTGCTCACGGTGCTGGTTTCTGGTTGACTGGATATGCATACAGAAGCAAGGATTTACTTAAGTAAGTATGTAAACAACAATCCTTATATATCAACGATTACAATCATTTATAAGATGTAGAAGCGTAACTAGCATCACCAAAATAAAAAGCTGACAATTTCCAGAAAATGGAAGTGTCAGCTTTTTTGTGTGGTTATGTAAGATTATAAATTCTGTAGTCCTGGGATAATCTTGCTGTCTATCTTAGTTTGGTGTTCATCAAGCAGGTAAGGATAAACGCAGAAGCATTACTAAAGGTGGCGGAGTAACTAGTGTTACCAAAGCTATAGTTGATCGAACTCATATGACAGCTAATCATGCTAAATTGATAGCTAATGATCAAACAGGATCGATTATTTCACAACTTGATTCTTATCGAGCCAAAAGAGCTGGAGCTAGAAAGTATATTTGGCGTTCTATGGAAGATAATCGGGCAAGGCCAAAGCACAGAGAATTAGATGGAACAGAACAAGTCTATGGGAATCCAGACGGTGGAGACGACGGACAAATGCCAGGTGAACCAATCAGATGTCGATGTGTTGCTTTGCCTGTGTTTGATGAGGTGGATAGTAAACATATTAGTTCAAATAGCAAACAATCGATCGATGACCCTAATAATTTACATGAATTGTTTCATAAAAACAGTTATTATTTTCCTAGCACTGAATATATATCATCTTATGAATTGAATAAATTGGTCAGAAAATTTGTTCGAAAAGGTGGAGTAGTCGCAATTGGTACGGAAGCTGATACATATTTAAGAAGTGTCGGTGCATCAGCATCAACGTGGGGCAAAAATACTGTTATGATATCATCTTGGGCTACAAAATCTGCCGTGGTTGAAGAGCTATATCATACAACTCAATTAAAAAGACTAGGGGTAGAATCAATGGGATCTCTTAGCGAATTAGAGTATGACAATATGGAGGTTGAAGCTCAATTGTATCTCCTAAAGAATGCAAAAAAATGAAATTCAGCTATAATGAAATTGAAGAATTGAAAAGAATCTAGAACTTTGGACTAAGAAAAAAGAGGCGCTTGAATCATGAAATTAAAAGTACTCAGTGTTTTTCCTCTTCCATCAAAGAAGCCTGAAAATGATAAAAAACACGTTGCTATAGCTTTACAAGGTACAAATGATCTTAACGGCAATAAGTATCTTTTAACCAAAGATGGAGTTAGACATGAAATCTTGGGTCGTGGTTGGATATGCAGTCGAAAGGCATGGGACAATAAAATTTTAAGTTTAGAAGTAGAAGCACCATTTGATTATGATGAGTGCGAGCTTGTACCTTAAGGCGGTATTATGGCAAATAATAATTACTTTACAGTAGCATATAAGATCCTAAGCTACCTAAAATATGCTATGAGAACAGTGAAGACACTGACATCAATGTTTTACAGCCTGGGACGTTTAATATTGGTTCTTGAGAACATTGAAAATGCTACTTGATGATGGCTACATTACTGGCGTATCTCTTGAGAGAACAGTTAATGGCCCAATTGTTGTTAATAACATTCAGAACACAGAAATAACTAGCAAGGGACTTCAGTATCTTGAAGAAAATTCAATGATGAAAAAAGTATGTAAGGTGCTAAAAGAGTTCAGAGCCTGGTTACCTAGCATATAAGCGATTGACGAGAGTTGATCGCTTTTATTTTTGACCTAAGCAAGTCGTTAAACTGCTTATTTTTTATACCGTAATTTAGAAAGGAGTAATTGAAATGGTTGATACAACTATTAAGGCTAAGGCAAATGTTGCTACAAGCGCATCAAGCGAAGTTCAAACTCCAAAGCCTGTTGTAAGTGCTAATACTTACAAGGTACAAGCTATGTAAAGTACTTATGAATAGGCAACAGAGTATTTCTACGAAAAGTAAAAACAGATCTGCCTAAGCCGTATGTTGTTAGAACGGAATATGATTCAAGTACTATTGTTTATTCAATTGTGGGTATTTTTCACAGAAGAGATGGATCTTCATATACTAACCAAGTAGGTAGTACCTTTTATTCATTTTCAAAGCTAATCTACCACTGGAGTAATGGCTCACCAACAGAGGTTGAGTGGGAAGGAAGCGGATATGGAAGCGATACAGTTTCTTTATCAGTCTTCAGGTTGGTCAGGCCCAAGCTCATATACTATCTACGGTCTATACAATTCAGATCCAAATGGTGGTCATCAGAGATTAACGGCAGCAGATACTATTTATCAATCTAATGATTATGATGTACCAGTTGCTATTATCGATGTTGACACTAAGACAGAGAAAAAGTTAAACGTCCAGTTAAACAATCCTAGCCTACAAGGAAGTTGGAATTTAGATGAACTGCTGAAACTGTCAGATGATGTATCTTTTGAAGAAATGGGTTTTGATCAGTCAGATATAGATAACATGTTTGATGGTCAAGTTGCTTTCAGCAGTGATGATGATCCTGATGATTTATCTGATCCGCTAACTGGTAATGCTGATGACAGTGATAGTAGTTTCGAGCCTAGCTTTCAAAACGCACAAAAAGCGCTGTTTGAATTTGCAGATAACTTTACTTATCAACAAGTTAAGTTTCATTGTAATCCGGTTGTTGATCTACATGTTTATGCTTGATAAAAAGAACAACTTAGATACAAATAGAGTACAACATAGCTGTTAAAGCGTTGTATTATAGTAGTATCGAAAGATGTGGAAATATCTCCTTAAATCAATCTATTAAAAGTCTGGTACAGAGTGCCAGGCTTTTTTATAATTGGTTTGAGGTGAAATAAAATGGATTTTTTAAATTACATCAATCATTTAGTAAGTGTAATTACAGATTGGCTTATATCCAAACAAGTTATTCCTATAATTCTTACCTTAGTTACAATTTTGATAACTGTTCATTACAATAGAAAAAATTACAGGGCTAATTTAGAAGTAAGGAGTAAGTTAGAGATACTTAATTCCATTAACAAATTGATTGCAAAATATATTGTTGAAGTAGATAATTCACTGTATTTGTTTATTAAAGGATGTTCTAATAACAATGATAAACAACTAGCCAAACTCAAATTGTCGAATCCCAATGTTGTTGTAGGAAAGATTACTACAGAAGACTATGACTTAAAATTGGCAGAGACTAAAAAAATAAAAACAGAACTAGAAATTAATATGGAGACTTATGGAAACTGTGAAGCAATACTGGATGACATGGAAAAATTATGGCATGTATTAGATCATGATAATTTACAAAAAATCTCTGAAGTAGCAACAAATGCTGAACATTCTGAAGCCGAAAAAGAGGTATCGAATAAGTGTGAAATAGCTCAGAAAAGGCTAAAGGATGATTTTAAAGAATGGTATAAGAACGAATTTGATAAATTAACTAAGTGATAAAGGCCTAAAGGCCTTTTTATTTTTTTCAAAAGTAGGTGGTGAGATGGTGTGAATGATAATTTAACAGCTAAACAGAAAAAGTTTTGCGATGAGTATATTAAATCAGGCAATGCAAAGGACGCAGCAATAAAAGCAGGTTATTCTCCTAAAACCGCTAAATCAATTGGGCAGGAAAACCTGACTAAACCTGACCTGAAAGTTTATATCAAAGCTAAAATGAAAGAAATCGAGTCTCATAAGATTGCTAATGCTAAAGAAGTGCTAGAGTTCTATACTCGTGTTTTACGTGGTGAAGAAACAGAAGAAGTTCCAATTGCAACTGCTGATAGGGTTGTTACTATTACCAAAAAACCATCAATTAAAGATAAAGTTACAGCTTCCAAAGAAATCATGAAGCGATATCCGTTGTTTGACCCTATGGAAAAACAAAAATTAAACAAATTAATTGCTGATACTCGTATCTCTGAAGCCAAAGCTAAGGCAATGGAGGATAAGGGACAGGATATTGAATTGCTGCTTGATAAGATGCTTGATAACTTAGCTAAGGAGGATTTAAAGAATGGCTCTAAGTGATGTATTGACTGATAAGCAAGCCCAAGTATTGCATACATATCTTACTAAGCCATTTAAAATGATGATCCTCAATGGCGCTGTCAGATCAGGTAAAACTTATATTGATAATTATTTGTTTATCTATGAGCTAAGAAGAGTGGCAAAATTAGCCAAAAAATTGGGCGATAAGCATCCTCAGTTTATTTTGGCAGGTGCTAGTTCTGGAGCAATTTATAACAATGTAATTTCAGAAATATCTAGGCAGTTTGGAATTGATTTGAGATCAGATAAGCATAATCATTATCATCTATTTGGAGTTGATATTGTTCCTGTTTATACAGGTTCAATTGCCGGCATGGCTAGAGCTCGTGGGTTTACCTCATATGGTGCTTACATCAATGAAACGACATTGGCCAATGAAGAAGTTTTTGTAGAAATTAGAAATCGTTGTTCAATGCAAGGATCACACATTATCTGTGATACCAACCCTGATATTCCTACTCATTGGTTGAAAAGGGATTACATTGACAATCATGATGAAAAAGCAGGAATTATTTCTTTCACTTTTACAATTGATGACAATAGTTTTCTTGCTAAGGATTATGTTGAATCGCTTAAGGCTTCAACTCCAAAAGGGATGTTCTACGATCGTGCTATCTTGGGTCAGTGGGTGACAGGAGATGGCATTGTTTATCAAGATTTCAACAAAGACACAATGGTTATTCCTGATGAAAGAATTCCATTTGATGATCTTACATATTATGTAGGAGTGGACTGGGGGTATGAACACCCAAATCCAATTATGCTGCTAGGTGATGATAGCAGTGGAAATACATATATTTTAAGAGACTACACAAAGAAGCATAAATTTATAGATTATTGGATTGAGATTGCTAAGAACTTGCAGAACGAGTTTAGCAGCAATCTCATTTTTTATGCCGATTCGGCTAGACCTGACAATATTAATGAATTTTTGACTAATGGAATTAACATTTTCAATGCAAATAAAAACATTCTGCCAGGAATTGAATGTGTGGCTAGCAAAATGGCACAGGGTAAATTCTTTATTGCTGAGTCATGTGCTGAAGGAGTATTAAATGAAATTTATCAATATGCATGGGATGAAAAAACTGGAATGCCAATGAAAGAAAGCGAAACAAGGCACAATGACCGCCTTGATGCAATTAGATATGCAATTTATACGAGAAATGCGAAAGGAGGTTACATCCCTTGGAATTAAAGCAAATGCAGAACTTAATAGCCAATACTGCTAGTGAGCGTGGCAATTTCATTAATGCCTATAGTGAAGCAGTTAGATATTATAAGAATCAAAATGATATTACCAATCGAAACAATGGCAAGTCCGAGTTGAAGCAAGATGGCAAAGATGATCCATTGAGACATGCAGACAACCGAGTTAGCCATAATTTCTATCAATTGCTAGTTGATCAAGAGGCAGGATATTTTGCTACAGTTGCACCTCAAGTAGATGTGGGTAATGATACTGACAATCAAAAAATCCTTGATATCTTAGGTGATGATTTTGGATTAACGATTCATAATCTATCGGTTTCAGCTTCAAACGCAGGTAGAGCATGGCTGCATTATTGGATTGATGAAGATAACAATTTCAGATATGGAATTGTTCCACCTGATCAAATTACAGCTATTTGGTCGAGTACCTTAGACCATAAGCTTTTAGGTGTGCTTAGAAGTTATCAACAACTTGATCCAGATACTGGTAAAACATTTACTGTTCATGAATATTGGAATGACAAGCAGGGGCAATTCTTTAAAGAAGTTTCATCTAATCCTTTGAAGTTGGAATCTTATGATTGCATTCCTACCTATGATTCAACAGCTGGATATGAAACAGGATTGAGTGATGTAGTAACTCATGATTTTGGTAGGGTTCCTTTTATTGAGTTTGCTAAGAATGAGTTGAGATTGCCAGAGCTTCATAAGACTAAAGGCCTAATTGATGCCTATGATGACATCTACAATGGCTTTTTGAATGATATTGATGATATTCAGCAGGTTGTGCTAGTCCTTAAAAACTATGGTGGAACCAAACTGGACGACTTTATGGAAAATCTTAAAAAGAATAAAGTTGTTAAGTTCAACAATGCTGGCAATGGTGATCAATCTGGTATTGATACATTGCAGATCGAAATTCCAGTTGAAGCAAGAGATAAGGTTTTGACATTAACTAAATCAAATATTTTCTTGCAAGGTCAAGGAATTGATCCAGCTAACTTTGCTAATACTAATGCAAGTGGTGTGGCTATTAAAATGCTCTATTCCCATCTTGAACTAAAGGCAAGCAAAACTGAAGCATACTTTAGAAGAGGAGTTAGCGAATTGGTTAGAGCTATCATGCGATACTGCGGTATTAGTGATTATGATGGCAGACATATTATCCAAACTTGGACTAGAACACAAGTTGAAGATAATTTAACCCAAGCTCAAACTGTGGCTACAGTAGCTCCTTACACTTCTAAAGAAACTATTGCTAAGGCTAATCCGTTGGTTGAAGATTACAATCAAGAATTGAAGTATCAACAAGATGATTTGCAAAATAGTGATGGTTTTATGGCTTCTAAGGATTTTGCTAATTCAGATGATTATTCCGATAAGGCAGATGATGAAAAGTCTGAAAATAAAGATAAGCCTGATGATGAATAATGAACTCACAAGAATATTGGCGTAAAAGAATTCTTTATACCAAACGCAAGCAACTCGATCATGAAAGAGATTATGAGCTTGCTATGCGAGCTAGGTTGCGTGCTTTAGAGAATGAAATTATCAAAGAAGCTAGGCATTGGGTTTCAAAGTATGCTAATGAGAATCATTTAGGATTCAAAGAAGCTGCTAAGTTGCTAGGCCAAATTGATACTAGTAGATTCGATATGACTTTGAAAGAATTCGAAGAAAAGGCTAGAGCTGGTGGCTTTGATAAGGAATTAAACTCTGCTTACTATAAATCTCGAATTGCTAGGTTGCAGAAATTGCAACAACAGTTCATTGAATTTGCTGGCAATTACGCAGACAAAGAAGAAGGCATCATGGCTAAAGCCTTAGCTGATCAATATCAATTCACTTATGATCAAGATGGTTATAGCAAATACCTTGTTACAGGTGGTATTGATGTTGATTATGCCCACTTCAATGAAGATCAACTAAGATCGATTGTCTATCAACCATGGCAAGGCAGTGATTTCAGTAAAAGAATCTGGAATAATTACACTAATGTATTGCCTGAAGTTTTAACAAATACAATGTTTAAAGCTACTGCTTTGGGCTATTCTCATATTCGCTTGGAACAAGAATTGAGATCTACATTCCATAATGTTGAAAGTAACAACTTGCATAGGCTGATTGTAACTGAAATGGGTCATATAACCGAGCAAGCAACAGCCGATTTTTATGAAGACTCAAATATTGAACAATATCAATATTTAGCCACACTTGAAACACACACATGTGAAATTTGCGCTCATTTAGATGAGCGTATTTTTTATGTCAAAGACAGAAAACCTGGGTTGAATTATCCAATGATTCATCCTTATTGCCGATGCACTACAGTTCCATACATGAAGGATTTACCAGACATTGTAAGCCGGTGGAGTCGAGATGATGAAACTGGCAAAGGCAAGTTTGTTAATAAAATGAGCTTTAATCAGTGGGTATTACATAGAAGTATTAATAAGATTAATAGAATAGGTAGTACAATATTACTTGATGAAATAAATCTATATAAGAATGTTATACCTGTATTTTTAGAGACTAGAAATATTCCTACAAAAAAGGATCCTTTTAGTGTTGTTGGTAAAATGAAAAATGGAAAAGTTATACAATACAGATATTATGGTGAGAACGGATTAGTTGAAAAAGATTTAGATTTAACAGATCATGGAAATCCTAAAGAGCATACTGTTGTTCCGCACGTTCATAGATGGAAGCATACATATAATCAAAAAAATGATAAAATAATAATCAAGAGAGGTAGAGGCGTAGCTCCAAGTAAAAATGAACTAGAAGATATAAAAAGATGGAGAATGCTCAATGGACAATCTAGATAGTTTGAAACAATTTCAAGAGTTAATTGAGATTGGATATGAGGTTCAATTCAAATTGAATAATAAACGATGGTTAGTTGAACCAGACCAAGATGCTCCTGAATTTTCTGAAAAGCGGCAATTGATTTCCACAGAAGCCGATAATCTTGATTTTATTAAAAAATTTAAAGACACTTCTGAATTTCTAAATTATTCAATTTGCGGAAAAGTCATAAAAGATTCTTGGAAAGAAATTACTGATATTGATTATTAACCAAGCGATTAACGAAAGTTAACCGCTTTTTGTTTGGAGAAAAAACAATGGCTGGATTTTACAAAAATGATTACTTTGTTGTGGCTTATTATATTTTATCTAGCTCTTATTGCGAGTTAAGAGACAATGGTCAGAAACTTTTGTGTTCTGAGTTCGACAGCTATATAAAAAATAAGTGCAACTTAAACGATGCTTATTACAAATACATTGTGGATTCGTTGATAGATGACAAATTATTGGATCATAGTCCTAAAGAAGAAAGTGGCGGAATTGTTTGGTATTACTCAATTACGCCTAAAGGAATTGAGTACATTTTCTTTGATGAAGCAATGAGCAAAGCGCAGAATTATATTATTTGCAAAGAATCAGGACAAACCAATGAACAAAAATGAAATCGAGAAGTTTACAAAAAAACTTGAAAGACAGCTGTTCTTTTCTAACGTTTTTCATGTAATCGTAGGAACAATGGTAGCTATAGCTTGGCTATCTACATTTGTGCTAGCAGTGTGGGCATGCCTGCATTTTGTATTCAAGCTGTTTTAAATATTTGACCTGAGCAAGTCGTAAAACTGCTCTTTTTGTATACCCTTATTGAGAGGTGAACTCGTAAAAACATGTTAGAGGAAAGGAAATATTTGTTATGAAAAGAGATCAATTGAAAGATTTGGGTTTGTCAGATGATCAAATCAAAGCTGTAATGGATATCAACGGCGAAGATATTAATAAGGCTAAGTCGAGCAATGATGAAATGATCAAAGAAAATGAGGCTTTGAAGTTGCAATTATCTGAAAGAGATAAGGATTTTGCCAAACTTAAAAAGACTGCTAAGGACAATGAAGAATTATCCAGCAGCTGCAAGACTTGCAAGGAAAATACAAGCAGGATCATGATAATCTTACTCAAGAATTAGCCAAAGTTAAGTTAAATGGCGATTGGGAAGTCGATGGATGGGGTCCTGATTATCTATCTTGGTCGTTACCATCTGGTTATTCTGGTACAACGTCAACAAGTGCTGGCTGGATACATAACTCTAGTCCGGGCGAAAGCAATTCTGAAACATTCGATTATTATCAAAGTTAGAAAGAACAAAATAAATGTATACGTTTAACAAAATCGGGGGGGATAAAACCGCCACCCTAACCGCTAAGGCGGTGAGCCTATGTTAATGAACGATCTAAAGGCTCTTTATTGGCAAGGCGAGAAATTTGAGAGAGTAGGGTACTATATGCCTACTTTTAATAAAAAGCAAGGTAAAGGAAACAGTTACATGTGGGTAGATCATGGTAAAAGTAATGTACGTGTATTGATCCTAGGAAAAATCTACTTTGCTAGAAAGGTACCAGTTACAATTACATCTACTACCTATCAATACACTACAGTTACTAGACATATTGACTTGTATTTTACTGACATGGATCCTAATAGTCCACAAGGTGGCAAACAGGAAAATGCAGTATGGAATAGTACAACTTTTAAGAAACCAACGTATCATTTTAGCAATGGTGAAACTGAATTAAGTGAATGGGAGTATGATTCTGGAGATAGTTATTGGGACAGTTATTCGGCGCCAGATTACTCAAATATTTATTACTATCCAAGTGAAAGTTATATATCCGGTGAAACACCTACGCCTAATTCTGGTGATAATTACATTACTAATATACAATCATAACTACCCACATTAGCTTTTTTCTTTACTTTCGTGGTTGATATGCTATGATATTTATAGCAACGAAGTTAAAAGAAATGAAATTGCAACATGCAAAAAAGCATTGTCCCGTTACGACAATGCTTTTATTTTTTCACTTGGTGCAACATCCAAGCGTGCAGGTGAAACAGCGACTAGTTATGATCGTTGTGACGATTATTCCACCAGTAATCGAACAGTCTAATGACTAGTTCCACAATGAGTGGTGCAACGATCGAAGTTAAAAGAAACTGCAACATACGGTTCACCTCCTTTCAAGGGAGGTACTAGTCGCTAGACAACATTATAACAGATGAGACAGGTTAAAGCCTGTCTTTTTTCATGGAGAAAAAATGATGAAGACAACGGAAGAAGTGAAACATGATCTTGCTGTAGAATTTGATGATCTCAATGGCAAGATTAGTAAATTGGGAGGACTAAACTAA